GCCGTTATAATAAACGCCGACGGCGGTATTTCCCTCGTAGTCGTATGTATCATAGGAGAAATTATCGAGCTCGCCGTCCTCCTCGATTTCGCGGAGAATATCTTGACGATTGCGCCCTACACCGTCGTCGTTATTGAATGTCACGCCGACGAGCTTAAAAGAAACATAGTCGCAATTTGCGTCGAGCCACTCTCGGCGCTCGCTACGGTGGCGGGAGATTTGAGCACGAACGGCCTCGAATTTCTCGCGTTCGGCTCGCTCGGCCTCCCGGCGGGCGGATAGCGCGGCTTGCTCGGCCTCCCGAGCTTTCTTTAACTGGCTTCGTTTGATAGCCCGATATATCCATACACAGATACCGACGGGATAGAAAATAACGAGTAATACTATTTGCCAAGTCTTGAGCTTTTTCATGGTATGAGTAACTCCCTCCTATTTTTTCGGTCGTGCTGACCTTTAACACAATTATGCGTTGCGTATGTGCTAAAGTCAAGAAAAATGCAGACCATTAACACACGGGAGGCGAGAGCTTGCGGATATATGATTTTGAGGGAAAGAAGAATATAAGCGGCGAGCGCATCCGCGAGGCACGGCTAAAGCTCCGGCTCTCACAAAGCGACCTCGCGGCGCGGGTGCAGGTCGAGGGCGTAACAATGGAGCGGGACTCGATAAGCCGTATCGAAATCGGGACGCGGTTTATTCCCGATTACGAGATACCCGTCTTTGCCCGCGTCCTCGGCGTGTCCGCCCTTTGGCTCCTCGGAATAGAGTAAATCCCCGGCTCCGTGCCGGGGATATTTTTGCACTTTTTTCTAAATAACGCTTGACATACTGCAAGCAGTATGATATTATAATAGACAGAAAGGAGGTAAACGCATTGAGCAAGCGAAAAAAGAAACGCGGCAACAAGGCAGAGCCGGACAGCTACTTAAACCTTGTTACCGCAATCCTTAATCTCGTGATTGCTATTCTACTGCTGATAGAAAAGCTCACCGAGTAAAGGGCAGGGGGAGAAATCCCCCTTGCCCTCCAAGGATAACACGAAATGCGCTCAATGTCAAACGACCATGACAACGGTTATCTATGTTTTGTGCGGGGTAAGCATTACCCTATCCGCAATCTCTATTTTCATCAACGCCAAAAGGAGGCGGCAGAATGGCAGAGGAAAAAAGAAAGACTAAGACCTCGACGGCAGTCAAACAGAGATATATAGATAAAACGTATGATATTATCTCCGCGCGAGTGCCGAAAGAGCTCGCGGCGGCTTTCAAGGCAAAATGCGCCGCCGAGGGCATACCGCAAGCGCAGATTATCAAAAAGGCGATAGAGGACTTTCTATCGCAGTAACGAGAGGGCGGGACTTTCCCGCCCTTTTTCTATATCTTGAGGGAGGGCGCGCTATGGGAGAGCGGACATATAAACAACTTAATTGGACGAGCCGTATCAAGCTCGAGACAATGCTCAAGCATGGACACTCGAAAAAGGAAATCGCCGAGGAATTGGGCGTACATATCAGCACCGTTTACCGCGAGCTCAAGCGCGGGACGTATGAGCATCTAAACTCCGATTACACGACCGAGGAGCGGTATAGCCCGGAAATCGCCGAGGCGCGGTATCAAGAGGGGCTCTCCGCGAAAGGAGCTCCGCTCAAGATTGGGAAAAACCACGCCGCCGCGCAGTTTATCGAGGATAAAATCGGGAACGAGGATTACTCCCCGGCGGCGGTGTGCGCTCTACTCAAGCAGGAAAAATATAAGCACTTCGGAATAACATTTTGCCGTGCGACGATTTACAAGTACGTCGAGGACGGCGTTTTTCTCACGCTCACAAATCAAGACCTCCCGGAAAAGGGCGACCGCAAGAAGAAGCACAAGACCATACGAAAAAAACAGTCTCGCGCATCGAGCGGGACGAGCATCGAGCAGAGGCCGGATTATATCAACGAGCGGCAAGAGCCGGGACATTGGGAAATGGATACCGTCGTCGGAAAGAAGCGGACGAAAGCTCGCCTCCTCGTCCTCTCCGAGCGAGTAACGCGGCGGGAAATCATTATCCGCATTAAAGACGGGCGCGCCGAAACGGTCGTCGCGGCTTTAGACCGCCTCGAGCGTATTTACGGCGCGGCGTTCTATGAGATTTTCAAAACGATAACCGTAGACAACGGCTCCGAGTTCGCGGATGCTGACGGCATCGAGCGGAGCGCTCGCCGCAAGGATGCAAAGCGGACGACGGTCTATTACTGCCATGCGTATAGCTCTTGTGAGCGCGGCACGAACGAGAATATTAACCGCATGATACGGCGGCAGTTCCCGAAAGGGACGGACTTCGACAAAGTGACGGCGGCAGAGGTTAAGCGCGTCGAGACGTGGCTCAATGATTACCCGAGAGAAATACTCGGCTTTATGTCCTCGGCGGAGGCTTTCAAGATAGCGTTTGACCGGGCGGCGTGAACGCTCAAAAATTTATTCTATCTTTTTCGCACAAAATACTTGACATCTGCGGTCCAATATTGCCATAAACACAGGTGCAGCAAAAGTGCAACAGTTTGCTCCATTTTTTGCTCAAAACCAATTGGAAAAGTCGTTTCAAACTTGTTTCGGACTTGATAAAAGGTTGTTTCTGAAAAATTACATATTTGTTGGAAAAGCGGAAGAAACACGCGAATATAGCAGAAAATCCG